GTCAAATAACGTTGAATATCGACGCGATCTATTATAATCTGGAGGTCTATGGCGTTACAAAAAGTACAATTTTTACCTGGATTCAATAAACAAGTTACTCCAACTCAGGCTGAAGGTCAGTGGGTTGATGGTGACAATGTTAGATTTAGATATTCTACACCAGAGAAGATAGGTGGTTGGTCACAATTAGGTGAGAATAAACTTACAGGTGCAGCTAGAGCTATGCACCATATTGTTAATAAATCAGGTAACAAGTTTTCTATCATAGGAACTAACAGGATTTTATACGCGTACTCAGGTGGCGTGTTTTATGACATACACCCAATTCGAGCAACCACAACTTTATCTAATGCTTTTACAACGGTTAATGGACAAGCAACAGTTAAAATAACGTTTTCGTCAGATCATAATCTTCAAGCAGGAGATATTATTTTATTAGATAATTTTTCTACTATCACTAATTCTAACTTTGGTGCTTCTGATTTTGATGATAAAACGTTCATGGTTACATCTATAGATTCTTCAACTGTTATAACAATCACTATGCCTTCAACAGAAGGTGGCTCTGGTGGCACCACTTCTGGTGGCATAAGAGTTCAGTCTTATTATAGTGTTGGCCCTGCTGGACAATTACCAGGGTTTGGTTGGAGTTTAGGTCAGTGGGGTGGAACAGTATCAGGTGAAGCACAAACAAGTTTAAATGGAGGTATCAACTCTTCGACAACAACAATAGTATTATCAGACGCTTCTTTGTTTCCAACATCAGGAACAAACTTTGTGCAGATAGGCAATGAAGAGATTTCTTACACAGGTATATCCAGCAACACTTTAACTGGTGTTACAAGAGGAGTTAGAAATACTACCGCTGCCTCTCACTCTAATGCAGATACCGTAACAAATTCTTCTGACTATGTAGCGTGGGGCGAGGCTGCATCTGGTGACTTAGTTGTAGATCCAGGTATGTGGTCGATAGATAACTTTGGTGACAAAGTTATAGCGTTGATACATAACGGACAAGTATTTGAATGGGACTCTAACGCATCAAACGCTACTTCTAATAGAGCAACAATTATAACAGGTGCACCAACAGCATCAAGAGATATGATCGTATCTACGCCAGATCGACACTTAGTATTCTTTGGCACGGAAACAACAATAGGAGATCAATCTACACAAGATCAAATGTTTATTAGATTTTCTAATCAAGAAGATATTAACACATATACAGAAACATCAACGAATACAGCTGGTGCACAAAGACTTGCGGATGGATCTAGAATTGTAGGAGCAGTTAGAGGTAGAGATGCAATCTATGTTTGGACTGACACTGCATTATTTACAATGCGTTTTATTGGTGATCCGTTAACATTTGGTTTTACACAAGTAGGTACTAACTGTGGATTAATAGGACAGAACGCAGCTGTTGAAGTAGATGGTGCTGCGTATTGGATGTCAGAAAATGGTTTCTTTAAATATGCTGGTGCTCTTCAAACACTTCCATGTTTAGTAGAAGATTTTGTTTACAATGATTTAAATACAACAGCATCACAATTAATTAACGCAGGATTAAATAATCTATTTGGTGAGATTACTTGGTTCTATTGCACAGATAGCTCTACAGTAGTAAACAGATGCGTAACTTATAACTATCAAGAGTCCTCTGCAGAAAGACCAATATGGACAACTGGCACATTAGATAGAACAACATGGCAAGACTCCTCTGTATTTGGTAAACCACATGCTACAGATTATGATGCAGACTCAAATACATCTTACGATGTTGTTGGTAACACAGATGGTTGTACAATATATTACGAACACGAAACAGGTACAGATCAAGTTACAGCCTCAGCAGTAACAACGGTGACGGCTAATATACAATCAGGAGACTTTGATATAAGTCAAGGTGGTGACGGTGAGGTGTTCGCAAAGATACGAAGATTTATACCAGACTTTTTATCTCAAACCGGCAATACACAAATTACATTAAACCTAAGAAACTTTTCTAATAGTAGTCAAGCA